GTAACGATATCCACTTCGCCAGTGGTAAACATCGTTTGACGTACCATTTTTGTTGACATAGCCCATCCTTGGCTTATACAAAAGTGACCCTGTTAAAGTCATTGTACGGTGTAGACTGTACTGACCTTTCCATATCATTTTCAAGTATAGCTTTGGTTCGAGCCTTCTCATATTCTTTTTCTAAATAACCGGCAAGCTGCATGTTATTTGTAAGTGTAGGCGCAGCCTTACAAGCCGCATAGAGAACAAGAGCTCTGGCAACTAAAGGTGGCCAAAATTCAAATAAAATGTCATTCGCAATATAATAATATTGGATTGGGAGCGTGTTCGCCAACATCATACCATCGACGATAGCGTACAGTGGCCATTGTGCGCCAGTAGTCGCCCATCGATAAAATTTGCCGTAATTACCAGGCAATTGATAACTATATACGTAATCAGGCGAAAAATTGGTTGTCTCAGGTGATGAATTATCCACGTAGACAATAGCAAAATTCCAATTGTAATCCAGTAGAACCTCTTGATAGAGTTCAAGGATTTTATTCGCAACTGCTTGAGCATCAGGACTGTCTTCTATCACTGTAACAGGCAAACGTCCTAACTCGGAAAGTGCACGATTGGTCAGGTCTAGTAATGATGGCATTACTACCTCCTCAAAAAAGAGGGGGACATTGCTGTCCCCAACCTATTTAGATAACTACAAATCCGAAGATTAGAGTACCGTTCAGCGCTGTACCTGCAACGTTATTGTTGTAGATTGAGATCGCAGCACTTCCATTAGATGGAATTGCTCTTAGCTCAAGCCCGCGAATGGTATTTGTTCCACCCATTAACTGAAGAAGAACGATTGACGAGGTCGTTATCCTTGAATTAGTTAATGCGAACGCATACGCAGCCGCAGCAGCAGTGGTTAATGCTTCAGTCGTGATCACACCAGCTTGGTGATTGACTGTAGCAGCCGCAGCTGTACTTGTTGCAACACCTCTATCCAAAAGGATAGAACCAGTCATCTGACCGCCGGACAACGGTAAGAAAGCATCGGCTGGAGGGCCTTCAACAGTAGGAGTAGCATTATAATTAACAACGGAAACCCCAGGATCGGCACTCGCTAAAACAACTAGAGAACCGGCTGCGGGAGTGACTTTATAGACACTTGCGGTATTAGCCTGTGAAGCAAAGTCGGCAACTACAATACTTGATGCAGTGATATTCGCATCAGTAATTGTGATTGTCGCGCTTCCACCAGCATTGCTATAAGCAGCGCCATATAGACCGGCAGCTGTTAAAGCAGAAGATGGTGATACGGCTAAATATTCGATTACACATGCGCCAGGTGCAGTATTTGCCACGACTGTAATTGTTCCAGCACCAGCAATTGCTGTCAAAACATAGGCAGCATTTGTTTGGGACAAGAAGTTTACAGTTACGATTTGACCAGCAACTACGTTTGCATTAGTAATCACAACGGTTGCGGTTAAACCAGCTGCTGCAAAAGAACCTGCTATTGCTCCAGCATTTTGCAATGCAACGGATGGCAACATAGTAAAATATTCTAATACAGAAGCACCTGGATCAGCTGAAGAAACAACTGTAAAGCTACCACTAGCAGGCGCTACAGTTTGTATTCTTGCGGAATTGGCACTGGATTTCCATCTAGCAATAACAATGCTATTTGGGGTAACGTCAGCATCAGTCACAACAAAGGTTGCACTACCACCAGCATTTGAAGCATTAGCTGAGTAGAAGCCTAACGATGCAATACCTGATTGTGGCAAGGATGTTGGTACTAAGTTCCAATTACCTAAAGAAGGATCATACTGAACTCTAAAGGTTCCGTAGACCGCTGCTTCACCAACATTCAATGGAAATACACTTGTATCGAGATAGTTGACTTCAAAAACGTCATTAGCTTTAATTTTCTTGTTAATGTCGTTTAAGTAACCAGCCGCGATAATAGTGGCAAAGCTATCGGTCGTCGAGCCAGAGAATCGGCTTGGCGCACTTCCGAGTAAGCTTTCAGTCACTAAGCTTAAAGATTGAAAATTAGACATAACGTTAATCCTCCGTGATTAGTTAGCTACGTATGGGTTACGAACTGTGATAAGCGCAATACCGTTAGCTTGAATAACTTGCGAGCCAGAGGTCATTACAGTTAACAATTCCCAACGGTCGTTCTGAGGTACCCAAGTAATCGAAGTAGCCACATCACGGTTAAAGATTTGTACCATTGCTTCCTTATTAACAACTGGGGTTAGATAAGTGTTGACACCTAATGCAGTTGTGAAAGGAATTGTATTGATACCATTGCTGCCCAAGGTGCGGATATCCACGCCTAGATAGGAAACTAATTGGTTATCAACTAATGGACGTCTATCATTGTAGAATAAATTCACAACGCGATCATCAGCAAGCATAGATTGTTTGGTAATTGCAGCCATCCAGAGTGAACAGGCATGGTTCATTACATCAACACCTTGATCTTCAAGGTAGGATAATGCTTGAGCCAGTTTGCCTTCGTTCATACCAGTGTTCACGCCGACAGTTGCAGGCACTGTGAACAAGGAACTGAAGCCACTATACGTAAACAAAGAATTGATTTTGATGTAATCGCACATACGACCAGCCGCTTTCGCGTGCAATTTCGCATGATCTACGATCTTGTCATAAGCAAACAATGTCTTTTCGCCACCGCCGATAACAGTTTTTAACGCATAGTTAAATGGCACAACCATAACGTTGGTTGGATTAACTGGCGTAACTGGGATATCAACTGGCGCGTAAGTTTGTTGTTGCATTTCGATGATGTCAGACACAGGAACGTTAGTTGCATCACCCGTTGTTCCGTGACGTTCTTCAATCGTGTTCATTAAGAACTGATGATTTTGAAACTTGATGGTTACTTCGGTGTCAAATAATTGAGACGCCGTGTTTAAATTAATCTGGTTAGTCATCCTGACTTCTCCCGATAGATTCCAATAATAGATAAAGGGCTAAATTTAGGATCAAGCCTAAATGCCTCTAAATCTTTCTATTGAGCACCTATCAGGTTATGGTCAGTAGACCGGCTGATACTGTTCTGTGATCTTCAACCAACGGTTATCGCTTGCACGGGCGTCAGTCAAGATGGTTTTATAGTACAACTACGAATCAACTACGTCAACCAGCGTTCCGTTGTTCTGCCTGAGCTGCCAAGATATTTAAATAGGCTTGTCGAGCCTTCATATCATGTGGGTTTTTCTCTTTGGCAGCATAGGCTTCGTTAACATCTTTCTGGGTAACGCTATAACCGCCTTGCGCTGGCTTGTTCAATCCTGGTACTTGGTTGTTCAATAATTGTGAACGGTGGTTTAAAGCTGCCGCTCTTGCTTCTTTATTGACTATAAAACTGCGTAAAAGATTCTCATGTAGCTCTTTTGGATAATTCTTGTTCACATAATCTGTCAAAATATTGAGCGACTCATCGCCTAGCTCTTTCTTAGCCTTATCAAAATTTTGCTGGTGGACATCAAGACGTTGCTTGTCAGACCGTACGAATTTCTCATATTGAGCTTGAGTCATTCCTGCTTCTTTAGCGCGAGCTTGAATATCTGTTAGACGCTGAGCATCTAAATCAACATCAGAAGGATTTAAGTAAGCGTCTGGAACAGTGCCTAACTCATCAACTCTCTTCTTAAGCGTTTCGTTTTCTTGAAACGTTGGTAATGAATTTTTATATCCTGCCTCTAATTCCTCTACCGTTTTAAACTTGCCTGCATAAAGCTTTTCGCCTGCACCATCTTGTCCGTCATTCGTCTGGTTGTTCTCGGGCATTATTCATATCCTTAATGATCGCTTCAACAGTTAAAATCGTTCGCATTACATCCCTAAAATACGAACGCCTTCCATCATAAAACGCAAAGCCGACACCGTTGAACTCCTTGTCCTTCGGTTCATCCATGAACATCTCATTCATTGCCTTATCTCGAACTTTGCGCCCTAACTCGTTTACCTGGTAGAGCACATATAAGTCGTACTCTTCAGGTGTAATCTTTTTTGAACTCAATAATAAATCAATCATTGATCTTCTTCTCCAACGCATGGGCATTGAGTCATTTGCCAATTACCATCGCCGAAACAAGGCGTCATCATTCGACCTTGTGCTTTATCGTATTGCGGTCTACCTAGCACGCAACCTTCAGTTTCAATTTCACCACTACCTTTGCAGTCTTCACAATCCATACGTGCCATTAAATCGTGACTCCTTGATTTTCAGGGAACTTGACTTGACCCGCTGTAGTGCTAGGTGAAGGCTGTGGTTGTTGTTGAGCTTGCTGCGTCTCAGACAATTGTTGCAAGAACGCTTTAACTTCATCGTCTGATGCAAACAGTTTGCGTGGTAAATTCAGCTTATCTGTTAAAAATTTCTGCGCTTCAAAGATGTTTACTGTGGCAAGAGCGGCGCCCTGGCCAAAAAATTGTTGTTTGATTTGCATATTCGTTATGAAGTGATTAAGATCGCTCTGGTTTTGAAGGTCATAGAGTGGAGATACATAATCAAATTTAAGTTTTTTCGTTGAGAAGCCTGGGATCGATTGACGCTTTTTCGTTAGCAAGCCTCGTTCATTCAGAATTTTAGCGGCAACATCAAAGATTTGTTTTGGCAACTCATTAATCAATCGGCTGATATCAGTCGCACTAGTTCTTTGTGCGCGATTTTCTCTGATTGAAACTTCTGTGGCTGATCGCACAGGTGCTTGTATCTCGCCTAAAGGATCAACCTGGAAGCCGCGTTGAATAGCTTCTTGTAAATGCATGATGTGTTGAAGCACATCAGGATAGTTAGGCATCTGTAAAGGTTCGAGTGGATTGCGTCCCTGCGGATTGCGGGCAATCATTGCCCCAGCCCATTGGCGCACAGAGTAAGGATTAAAATAAGTTCCAGCATCATAGAACATAGGTGGGTTGGCTTTGAATGCCATGTTTTGACGAGAGTACATTGTGATCTGATTCACATCTTTAATCGTCGGAAGCATATCAGTGCCAACACCCCTACCCTCTGCTTCACCTGGTCGCACTCTGTCACGATATACGATTATTTGTGGATAGGTGCTTTCACGTTCAAACAATGCTTTGTCTGGGTCATCATCCATCACAGCATAGATGAAGAAGCTATCATCACTATACTTAATTTGACCAAAGTTAACGGTAAAAACTTCGTTAGGTTCTTGCTGCAATGTCTCTTTGAGCTTGCCAAGATAGCCAGGATAGTTATCTAATATAGATCGTCCAGTCATCTTTTGAGCAAACCAGCACGTATTGATTACATCATCTGTACTGTACTCAATATACAAAGCAACTGAAGGAATAGAACGATAATACAAGGGTACTTCATCGGATTGGCTTTCAACCCAGATTGCAGCAGTGCCCCCAACCAGATCAAGGTTGGAGCTAGATACAACCCGAGACAAGTTAGACTCATTAAGATAGAAGAAGATTCGGTCATTTATTTCATCCATTAAAATTTTAATGTCACCGTTGTTAATCACTTCCTCCCCATATAAATGAGGATCGAGCACCATTTTACCCCATACGCGATCTTTGGGTAATAATAGACCATGTAAGTCATTAGCACGCTGATAGGCGGCTAACATTGCTGTGTTATCCCAAATTTGTTGAGTTACTGGCTTGCCATCATCTCGATAATTGAATTTGACGTTGAATGCGTCACGATCAGGAATGACATAGAAATAGAGTTCCTTATAAAGCGCTAACCAACGATCTTTATATTGGCGGGCTTCCCAGAATCTCGCATATAGCTTGCGTAAATCTTCCATGAATTGCCATCCTTAGCAATTAGAGATTATCAAACCCTTTGAACTTCTTGTTCCAGGGTGAAGGTAACTTGCTTATTTGTTCTTTAATGCCACCCATGTTACTAGTTTTACTAGTTTTAACAGGGGCGCGTTTGTTCATGTCAGGCGTCCATTGTTCTTTGCCTTGACCTTTAATAATGTCGAGCCTAGATTGATATAAGCTTTGCTTCTTAGCTTCCAGCTCAGCCTTATTCGTTTCCAGTTGCTCTTGAGCTAAGGTTTCTGCCTCGCTCGGTTCTCGGTCGTTGTTGCCGCCAAAAAAACCCATGTGTACGCCTCCAATGCGATAACACCTCGTAGTTCCGTCTACGCCTATACTTTAACAACTTCCAATAGAGGTGAATAGGGTTAAAGGTAAACCCGAGATCAGCACCTGAAGCGTACCGGCTGACCTCATTGCATGATCTGACCCACCATGGTCGCCATCCAACCTTAACCCGTTCTTCTACATTTATACTAATTATAGCTGAAACATCTTTGATCACGTGCAAGTTTCGTATAAGACTTGAACCATCTTTGCAACATATCTTGCGTGTCAACAATCCTGTTTGATCAAAATCTAACATAATCCAGTCGTAGCCATCAAACGTAATAATGTTGCAATGCTTAAATTCTTCACTAAAAGCCAATCGTGATTGAACACCGCTTGACTTACTATAGAATATAAAGACTGCTATCAAATTATGCTTCCTGTATATGACTCATTATTCCATTGAACTCAATAAGAGCAGCTTCAGTTGCCTTATATTCTTTATAATATGTGTTATGGCTTGTCACAATCTCAATAACTGCCATAGAAGCATTAGTTGTATCTACCATTTGATACACTGTTTTGGGCGATATAATCATTTTTATAGATTCTATATGACTAATCACAATAAGCTGATTGTGATTAAAAGGTAACAGTTTCATATTCAACACCACACTGCATTAAAGTAATAATTATATTCACGTGTAAACTTCTCTCTAATCTCTTCTATCTTGAAAGTAAATGAATCAAAACTATTCATGAAATCAAAATTGAAATCATATTTTTCATCTAAGGAAAGATATTTAAATTTTGTTTTAAATAAGCCTTCCCATTTATCGTAATAAGGTAGCCACCAAAATGTTACCTCACATTTAATGAATGAATAGTGAAACATTGTTTCAGCTAATATAGTTGCTTCCTGTAACTGACATTTCCATAGTGCCATTAAAGATGCTTCTTCAACACGCGTTGAACCTTGTTTAGTGTTTCAGTGTAGAGGATAGAGGATTTAGATACTTGATCGCGAAGAAGGTCTTCAATCTCTTGAATGGTTGCACCACGATGATCATTTGAGATTGGATCATTGATAATGTTTAATGCAAACTTATAGTCTTTAACGAACGCTTTATTGATTGACTCTAGTTTCTTATCTAACTTTTCTAATTGATCGGCACACAATCCAGCGAAATCGTAATCCATTACTACTTTCTCCAATGTTAATTATCTTCTTTAATAGGCACCGCGTAATGATCACCTTGCATTAAAACTAATCCACTCGGTAACTCAATAATACCCGTGAACATTACTGTTTCTTTATATTCTTTCGTTAAGAATCTAACATTTGAATTATAAATATTTAAATTCATTCTCTGCATTAACTGTTCAAACCCTTCTAGGGTTCCGTCATACTCATAGGATTGGTGCTTAATAACTTCATTCATTAAATCAAAGCTCGAATCTTATAAACAATATCAGGGTGTAATGCATTTAACTTGTCGTTAAAATCTTTCAAGCAATCAATTGCTATCTTCATGTCTGTAAAGATATCGCGCTTATATCTTTCCGAACTAATACCATCACTAGGTACACATTGATTTTCTTGTCTTCCTAACATTGCAAAGCTCCTTATGCAGTCGTTCATGTTATCAACCCTTTCGCTACCATCTCATCAATATCTAATTCAATTTGCTTGTGCTCAATGAACATATTGCGATACGTAAATACTTGGTTATCCCATTTGCATTCACACTCAAGGTTATATTCGTGATTGTCATACTTAAACTCACCTTTGTAGCTGTACCATTGGTCACGAGGTTTGCGCGATACATAATCAAACAGATAACTAATGATTTCAGCCTTGAGTTTAGGCACGTCTTTAATGCGCTCGAATTTATTATTAAATAAATCCATCTAGTACCTCCCAATCATCAGCAAAGAAGTTATCCATTTTCATGTGTATTTTAATTAAATCATGATTAGAATCAGCGCCAGGCAATAATTTCTGACCATTAGGACGCGCTACCACCTTACCTTGAAGCAAGTGTTTAACGGCTTCAATGATATTCATACGTAGCTACCACCGCCATAAGGTGAAGCTTTAAATTTGTCTTCAGCCATCTTAAGCTCAAGTACAGTTCTATTTAATGATTGCCAAGACCTAAGCAGGTTATCATATGCTTGTGTAGCACTTTTAGCTTCATTCGAAACATCCTGGTATTCATTGTTACGCTGCTCCAATTGATGCTCAAGCTCTTTGATACGCTGATTCTTACTAGCAAGAGTTTTCTCAAGGTGCTGACGTGATGGATGGTGAGCATCTTTTTTCTCAATAGTATCTAATCGACCATCAGCAAATTTATATAGAACTCTAATAGGTTTGCCAATCTTATCTACGTCATATCCTACATATTCATTAAAGACAATGCCTTTAGGGTTAGTACCATCTAGAGCATTGAGATCAGCTATTGTTTTTTTAGATCTTCTTACATCATCAATAATAGCAATAGCAGCATCAATTCTTTTCTTTAATGCGTGGTATCTCTCCGTTGGGACATAATCAGTTTCAACAAGCTTCAATCGCTCTTCAAGCTTATAGATCTTAACAAGTGCTTTAGTTAATGTGTCGCCTCTGCTCTTGTCGCAGTCTAATAACTCTTTATTTGTGTGTTGAAGTGCTATTAAGCGTGAATTAAAATCATGATTGGTATCTTCAACTATTCTTTGGATAGACATAAGACAGCTATTAAAATTCTTTTTTAAACTTTGAACAATATCACAACCATGTTCCACCATTTCAGTACCGTTATATTTACATTTCACACGTTCATTACAATGACCGCATATAGTCCAATCAATCATGGGTAAAACCTCTTGTTCTCATCCAACGCATTATCGATAAATTGCTTGACCTTATGGGTTCGACCCAGGCCAATCATAGCCATAGGTGATACGCCTCCAAGAGATGGGTTATCGGTTTGCCACCACGCCCACGCTTTCTTCATATCACCGTTAAAATAGGCCGCTATCTTATCAAAGTATACTTGTGGAATCATGCAACAATTGGCGCTACTTCTTCTTGCGCTGCTTGAGCTGCTTCTTCTGGTGCAGCCTGAGTTTCTTGCGGCGCTGTCTCTGGGCTTGCCGCTTCTGGCTGTGGGGATGGTATTATCCTAAGATTCTGTGTTGGCATAGAGACAATTGCTTCTTTAAACCATAAGAAACCATCATCAAAATAACCGAATGATCTAGTAACAGCAGATTGGTTCACAGGTAATTGCGAAATAGATTGAATAAACGTGTGATAGCTTTTGATTAACAATTCAATCAATTGGTTCTTTACTTGTTCCATTTGCTCGGGTGTCATAGGTAAGATTGTTTGTTCTTGAGGTGCTGCTTGTGCTGTATCTGTAGGCGTAGCTGTAGCTTGATCCGTCATTGTCTAGCTCCAATAGGTTAAAGTTACTTACTTCTTGTGCATCTTTTTTAATGTCTTTGCAAGTCGCGCACGTTGACCAAGCTTGCCACCTTTCTTTGCAGCGGCATTAAGCTTTTTAGAGGGGATCTTCTTACCTTTCTTGACGCCAAGCTCCTTACGGAGTGCTCCCGGCTTCTTGATTGCGCTCGATATCCATTTCTCGGCCATTTTGCACTGCTCCTTGCAATGGGTTCTCAGTGAACCGCTTGAAAGCTTCGCTCAAAGTATTAAATAATTCAAGCAATTCTTTATATTCAACTGCTTCAACACCGAAATCTTCTTTAGCAATACTCTTTAACAATTCCCATGATGCCTGCCAATTAGTCTTTCTAGCCTTGATATCAGCTAGCATTTCTTGTATCTCAATACCTCTTTTATGTTCAAATTCGACCCAAAGTTGTGAAAATACTGTACTATTATTAGCTGTAGCTTCTTCCTCTCCACGCTTAAGCCAGCGTCTGAGAGTTTCCTTAGGGATCTTTGTCATGCGCGCGACTTGGCCTACAACATAATTACCACCGACATTATCAATGATATGTTTTGCTACTTCATCCGTTAACTTGGTGTGAAAACCAACTGGGTTTGATCTCATTCTGCAATTCCTTTGCATTAACTCCCTCAAAGAATAGCTTATCTCCCTCTTACAATCAAAAAAGTGCATTAAAGCTATTACGATAACTTGACATTAATATTCTTTTAGCATATTATTGTCAGACATTAACAAGTGATGAGGAAATAAAAATGCAAGTACGTGAATTTAGTTTTGATGATATATGTCACATGCAAGAAGTTGCAAAATTTATCCGCCAACAAATTGGCATACCTACACTAATGGCTTGTGGTGCTAGAGAATTTAAATTTTTAGAAGATGGCTTACAAGGCATTACTTTTAAAGTAGGCAGTGGCCGAAAACGCTTGTACATGATAGTTTTCCTGACTTCTAACGATGACTACAGTATTGAGCTACGCCGCACTTGCAAAAATGGCGAAGTCATCGAAGAAAAAGCAATGGGTGTTTATTGCGACCAACTATCACAAATTATTTATCATATGGTAAACAAATAATGAATGACTGCTGTACAGAAACAATGAAACGAATGCTAGAAGAAATAATACAAAATATGAAAGCGTATCAATTTACAGATCGCAATAAAGATATCCAAGCTATGGAATATGCTTTATCCATGTTAAACGAGAGGAAAAAATGAAACTATTTAAACAATGCTTTTTAATACTAGGAATGATTAGCTACGGCGTAATATTTTCTAATCCTGAGAAAACGGTACTTAACAATCTTGCATGGTCATTAGGTTTATCAGTTTGGATTATTTTACCTTGGATTATCTGTAATAAAATAAAGGGGCATTAAGCCCCCTTTTGTTATCTTTCGCCACCATCATAATATTTAACATTGTAATGACCCATAGCACCCATAGCCGCCTTAGCACGGCCTGCATGTTTAGCATGGTCAATCTTATCTACCATGTGATGTTCAACTATACCTTTGTTAGCACCGCCTCTCTCAGCGGATTTATTGCCGCCTTGATTGGGATCATTTGCCTTTGCATTTTTTGCGGGCGCTTGCACGCCTAATCCATCGCTCATTTTATTGCTCCTTGACTGTTGTGACGGGACGACCCATAAAAGAAATCAATTATAGTTTGCCACTTACTCGCCAACATTCCAACCAGCATCGAAAGAAGGTTCTTTTCTTCGGAGGTAGTTTCGATGGGTAAGAATAGAACAAAGAGCGCGCCAAAGAACCCAAGCGTAACCAAATAGGCCATGTGCCGCATGAAGTCTTTGTACTGGACACTGTTTGTTCGGGCGCTTTTTCGATCGTCAACTTCGGTAGCGTAGTCCGCTGACGCAATTTGAGCGAGTGTATCGGCGTGCTCATATTCTACCTGCTTGATTTTAAGAGCTGCCTCTGGATCTGCGTTAATCGCTTCACTGAGTTGGCTAACATTAGCAGGGTTGACCCCGAAAGCCTTAGCAAGAAAAGAAATGGCAATGCCAGCAAGAGGAGTGCCCAAGACAGAGCCGAGCAAAGGAGCAACTTTGCTAACAACTGGTAATACACTAGATTCGATAACATCGATTAAGCCACCCATGTAAGAACTCCTCATCCTTGGAATTTTTAACTGCGAGTAAGCGCATAAAGCCCGCGCGTTCAGACCTTAAGCATGGCAAAATATGACCCTGTAAATAATCAATAGCAACTAATGTTTCATCACCAAAAATACCATCATCTTTAATAACATTAATCGTAGCATATGACGCCCACACTGCTCTTTGAGCTATCTTTATTGCTTGATGTTCACCGTGATTAACGGCCATATCAAAAATATAATTTGCAACACATTGAAGTGCAATTTTTTCATAAGGCGCATTATCCCAAAACTCACTCTTATAAATATTTCTAGCTTGATCAAGTGTTAACTCTTTCACATTCTCTACACTCAAATCTTCTGGGGTCACGAAGACACCATATTTGCGTAATGACTCCACCGGTAGCGTTCTTAAAAAGCGAAGGGACAAACCAAAATTGGTTGCCCCTCCAGAATCATTCGGATTGTCAACGAAGCCGCCCTCGTTTGGCAACACAAATGCAATCGCTTTCTCAAATTCTGCCATAGTTAACCACGCGTCCAATTCATGTTTACTGGGCTGCCCCCAACTTGTTTTTTGTTATACTGATCTTTCCAGCGACTTTCAACATTATTGAACCAGGTTTGAATAACGCTTGGGTGTACGTGTCTCAAATCTTGCCCTTCCTGAACTGGTATACCTTTTAGCTTGCTCACATAAGTACCATCCGATAACACCGGAGTATGAACAGGTGCG